AATTGAGAAGTTAACCAAGTTTCAAAGTTAAACAATAAAGCTCTAAAATCTTTCCTATTCTCTGGAATAACAAATTGACCTTTTGAGCTTGTTTCTCTTGTTCCTTGTTTCTCAAATTCTGCCCCATTATCTGCGACCAAACGACCAACTATAAATTTACTATAGGAATCGTTAATATTATCCCTTGTAGCAATTTGTAAATAGGTTGGGGTATCGTCAAACTCTCCAACTACTTTAGTTGATGCAGTCTTAGGAAATGTCTTACTAGCATCATAAAAAACATCATAAACCAAGTCTTGGTTTTGTCTTTTGGCAAGTGCTAATTGCTCGCCCTCTAATATTTTTTTGTCTGCTTTTTTGTTGGAATCTCTACGTTGTCCGTATTGATACCCAGTGTCTTTTCCTACTACTAAGTAAGCAAGTCTTAAAGAAGAACTGAAAGAACTTTGCATTTTTAAAAATAAATCTTCATTTAATTCATCTTCAAAAGTACAAGCATTTTTAACTACTTTTTTCAATTCCTCCTCAACATCAGCAAACAATGGAAGGGGTAAACCCTCAATATTTTTTGTTTTGCCTTTGGTGGTCTTGAAATAAATAATATCTGAGCAAATCATAGCAATAGTAACGTAAAGTTTTTCGCCCTTTACAATGTGATTTGATTGCTCAATTAAATTATTACCTAATTCAATATTAGCAGTTTTTAAGTCCTTAGAACTTGCCTTGAAATTGCTATTTAAAAATAGCTGGGTTTTTGTATTTTCCATTTTTTTTGTTCCTTTCAAAATGGTTGTTTGGGCTTGGTTGCCCTGTTGTTTGATTCCCATAACCAACCAACAAAAACATAATAGCAAAATAAATAAGTTAATCAAATTAAATATAGAATTTAAGCCCCAAAGCATTTTTTAAAATTATACGTATAAACTTTAAATATTCAGCTTATACCCAGCCCAAAAAAACATTTAAAAACAATTACTTAGATTCCCACCAGTGGGAAGTTAAATAATTGATTTTATTAGATAATTTTAATTGCAGATTTTTTATAAATTTTTTAATTTTTTGTTTGAAATTTAGCATAAATTTCTATCATATGAGTCCTTCGGACACTTCTATCATATATTGCTTAGATGGCACTACTATCCTAGCTGGGGCGATAAAAAGACTATGCTTTTTTGATTCACACATTTTACGTATTCACTCTACTAATTTGATTAACTATTTCATTTTGTTATAATACTTCTAACAAATCGAAAAAGAACTTTAACAATTTAGGAGAAAGTTATGAAAGATTTAACATTGAAGAACGAAGCAAATGCTTTGTCTAGCATACTCATGCACCTCAGCGAAAAGACTGCTTTGGTTTATCGTAATCTTTATGTTATGTGTGGGCACAATAATCCTATTATTCGTAACCTACATAAACGAGGGCTACTTCGCCTAGTTAAAGCTAACGGCATTGAGTGTGTGAAACCAGCAGTTGAAGACTATGAACTGTATCGTTTCATCAGTGAAAACTCTGGTGTAGTTTACTTGAATTATTTCAAAAATAATTCTAATGTATTATATCTTAATCACTATTGGAGTAAATAATATGCAAATGCAATTTGTTGTACAATATCATTGTAGCGAAGTTGATGACTTCGTTACTTTGACTCGTTATCAAAGTCGTGAGTCTGCTAACAGAGGACTTGCGATTTACAAAAAAGTATTTAAAAATCTGTTTCGTATCCACATTGAGGAGATTGATGATGACAAAAGAAAAAAACGCTGTTAGTTTTGACGGAGGAGTAAATGCGTGAATGGTTTGAAGCTATATTCTTCTCAGTCATTTTTGTTTTAATATTTTATGCAGGGTTTTACCTTGCACTATAACGGAGGTTGACGTGAATAGTTATGAAAAATTAGAAGCTATACATTGTGCCATACAAGAAGCGTTAAATGGTAATGTTGTGGAGTTAGAACAAGCTTTAGTATTAGTAGAACAATTAAGAGAACGCTATTTAACTAAAGAGGTTTCACAATGATTATTGAAGCAGTATTCTGCTTGGCACTCAACACGTACCACGAGGCAAAGAACCAAAGCCTCGTGGGACAAATTGCAGTTGCACAAGTTGTAATGAATAGAGTAAAAGATTATCGGTATCCTAACAATGTCTGTGATGTTGTTAAGCAGGGTTTGACTTACAAATCAAATCCTACTATACCTATAAGGAATCAATGCCAATTCAGTTGGTATTGTGATGGCAAGAGTGATAAAGCCAGACAAAAGAAAGCATGGGAGGTTGCACTAAGAGTGGCGAATGGTGTCTATTATGGTAACATTGATGATGTCGTTCAAGGGGCAACTCACTACCATGCTCACTATGTCCAGCCTAGTTGGGCAGAAACTAAAACCTATATAACAAGAATTGATGACCACATATTTTATAGGTGGGATATCAAAAAACAGAAAAGGAAATAAAATGGGTACTTTTGATACTAACAAGTTCGATATTCGTAAACGTGCTTATGATGGCAAATACGTCATTTGGGCTAAAAAACGTCACGTTCACAATGATGGCAGATTACCTGATACTTTCAATGGCATACCAATTGTCGTTGTTAATTCACATTATGAAGCCACTGACTTCTTAGAGAGGGCTCAGAAACAAGCTGACAATTATAGAGAAGTTGCCAGTAAGTATGGTGTGCCTGACGAGATTGACACTA